GAGACTACTAAGATCGAAAGGTCAAAGGCTGAACAACATGCAATGGCGTTTGCGCCAAGCATGAATGAATACCTTACTTACGCGGAAATAATAAAAGGACTTGACCGCGAAAACCCTACCGACATTGATGCTAAGAAAGCCCGTGAGGCACGATTAAAATTAGTTAAGGTTCGTACCGGCGCGGAGGAAATAAAGGACGCTCGCAAGGAAGGAATACGCGCAGAAGGCGATTTGATACAAGCCCTGTTTAACGTTGTAAAAAATTCATGCATTGTTACTGAAACTGAATATACCGAAATTGAAAAACATCAGGAGAGGTTAGAGGAAAAACGGCAAGCTGAGTTATCCGCAAGCCGAATTGAATTACTATCTGTATTCGGCACTGATACGACCTACCTTCCGTTAGGTGTAATGACCGATGAGCAATTTAATCGCTTGCTGGAAAATGAAACACTGGCGTTTAATGCCCGTAAGGAACAGGCTGAGAAAGCCGAAGCGTTACGAATTGAAACTGAGCGTTTGGCAGAGGAAGCCAAAAAAGAAGCTGAAAGATTACAGGCAGAACGTATAGAGGCCGAGCGCATTGAAGCCGCAAGGGTAAAAGAGGAATTAGCGGCGAAGGAAAAGCAGTTGGAAGTTGAACGCAAGGCCGCTAAAGATGCCGCCGATAAACTGGCAAAAGAGAATGAGGCTAAATTAGCTGAACAGGCACGATTAGCCAAAATAGAGGCTGATAAGCAAGCCGCCGAACTTAAAAAGCAAAAGGATGCCGCCGATAAATTGGCCGCTGAATTAAAGGAAAAGCAAGATCAGGAGGCTAAAATAGAGGCCGATAGGTTGGCTAAAGAAAAAGCCGCCCTAAAAGCACCGGATAAAGATAAAGTTCGCGTATTGTTTGAAGCCATAAAAGCTATCCAAATACCCGAATTTGGGACGGTAGAAGGTAAAGCAATTGGCCAGCTCGTCACGGCGCAGTTAAAGGCTTTACAATCTGATATTATTAACGAAAGCAAAAAACTTGTATAATGGAAACAGAAGTAACAAAAACGCATTGGCGCAAGAATCTTGACCCCCGGTATGTAAGCGGGGAAGATTTAAAATCGTCACTTCACGGACTTAGGCCGGAAATGGTTGTCTGTGTATCTGACATGAAAGATGCACTTACATTCGACCAGTCAACACAAAAAGAAGTTACTAAAACATCATTGTGGCTGACAGACTTGGCAACCAAGCAACAAATCTATAAGCCGGTAATACTTAATGTATCGAATGCTAAATTCTTTGCAAAAGAGTTCAATAGTGATTATATCGAGGATTGGTATAATAAACCAGTTGTGCTTTTCGCTATGCCGGATAAACGCTTCGGCCACGTAGCGAGATTTAAGCATTACTACCCACCTGCACAGGTTACAGATACCGCAGCATTGGCGGTATTAAATAAGGCAAGTTCAATAACTGAACTTGGCGAACTTTGGGTGTCCTTATCGCCAGAAGAAAAGAAACTACCAACCGTATTGAAACTAAAAGACGAATTAAAAGCTAAGTTATCATGAAAATTTATTACGAAATAACACAGGGCACCGAAGAGTGGTTCGCTTTGAAATACGGCAAGGTCGGCGGCTCTACATCTAAAGGATTGTTTGTGCCGTCAGATACGCTATTACTTGAATTGTTGGCTGAGAGTACAGAGCCATTTGAAATGGATGACGATAGTTATGAAAGTCCTGAAATGCTACGTGGCAAAGAACTGGAATCATACGCCCGTGCCGAGGCTGAAAAATACGCAGGTGTTAAATTTCTTGTGCCTGGATGGATGCAATGCGAAGATATACCAATATTGGGTATATCCCCAGACGGCATTACAGAAGACTTAACTATCACAGGTGAGTTTAAATGCCCCGGCGCAAAGAAGCATATCAGTACTGTTTTAGCTAATGATATACCCGCAGACAATATCCATCAATCCCTGCATTATTTTACGGTTAACCCAAAATGCGAAAAGCACCTTTTTGTATCATTCAGGCCGGAAAGCTACTACCCATTATTCTTTAAATGGTTAACCCGTGACAGCGTAATAGACCTCGGCACGAAAGCAAAGCCAAACTGCAAGACTATTGCGGAATGGGTTAAAATAGCTAAATTTAATGCACTGGAATTGGAGGCAAGTTTACAAACAGCACTTAAACAACTCGACAAAATTTAACATGCCATTCACCACCACAGAAATACTATCGCATAATAGAACTTGAAATTATGGAAAATGACCAGTAGAAAATGGATTAACTGCCCAGATTGCGAAAAAGAGCATACAATATATTTTGATTTTTTTGATCCATATGATGGCGATGAAAAAACGGAATATATTGACTGTGAATGCGGGTGTAGGTTTATGGTTACGGCTACAATAGAGTTTGATATTTCTTGTGGTGAGGCTGTTAAGATTAATTACGAAGACCCTAATCAATTGAAATTATTATGAACCTCCCATCCAAGCAACAAGCACTTTTAGACCGATGCCGAAAGGACGGCAAGTTAACGAGCCAAACAGCCTATGAAATGCTTTCGGCCTATTATTATCATAACCATGAAAAATATATCGGTGAAATACTTTCGCGCATGGTAAAAGCTGGCAAACTTATTCGGGTAAAGCCGGGATTATTTGAAATAGGTAAAGGTAAATCGGATGTAGTAATAAAGAATCAGGAGGTGTTGTTTTGAGCCTCGGTATACCATACATGGGTAGTAAGCGCAAACTTGCCAGTGATATACTTCACTTCATTACCGAAAGGCACAAAGGATTAACTGACTTCTACGACTTATTCGGCGGCGGCGGTTCGATTTCGTTTACTGCAATTAAAGACTATCGGTTTAACGTCCATTACAACGAGTTAAACCAGCACATATACCATTTAGTTGACTACCTAAAAACCCACCGTGAGTTAGAGCCTAAGTTTTACGAATGGGTAACACGGGAGGTTTTCTTTGATCAATTGGCAAGGACTGATGCAGACTGGTATAGTGGGTATGTTATGACATGCTGGAGTTTTGGTAATAATAGTGAAAAAGGTTATTTATATGGCGCTAATATTGAGGAATTAAAAAGGCTTGCACATGAATTTGTTGTTAATCGATGCCTAAAATCGATGTCTGAATTAAAATTAAATATTCCAGAATTGGCAAATATAAAAGATGTTCAAAAAAGGAGAATTTACTTTTGCGATTATATAAAAAACAAAAATTCAAATATTTTCGGCATAGGTAAAGAAGATAGAGTTCAAAATTTGGAACTTATTGAACATTTAACTAGGATACAAAACCTACAAAACCTACAAAACCTACAAAACCTACAAAACCTACAAAACCTACAAATTACGAATTTATCCTATGAAAACGTAGTTATTACAGGTAACAATCCTGTTATTTATTGCGATATTCCGTATAAAGGAACAGGCGAATATAAGGAAGGTGGTTTTGATTATGAACGCTTTTATCAATGGGCTAATGAATGCCCGCATCCGGTTTACATATCAGAATACGATGCGCCGTTTAAGAAAGTACACGCCTTTACACATCGCTCCAGTCTATCGGCTACTAATAACAAAAAGAAAACGATCGAGAAGATATTCTGGAATGGAAAAGGCGATTATTATGAAACCAAACTATTTTAACCTATGACTCTACCCCCACATCTTCAAGGCTTCGGCACGTACACATACGAATGCCACAAACACGATTGCTACCATTGTGAAAAAATGGGATTAACGCCACAGCCTGCTGAATACCTTGAACAGGAAGAAAAGGCGTTTAATTACCGCAAGTCTACCCCGGTTCAAATCCCGGTAAGGCCACATCAGAATCCCAACTGGACGGGAGAGGAAATAATGATACTCAGGACGCATCTGTTCAAAGCAAATGACGAGGTGTACAAGTTGTTGCCGGGACGGACAAAGTCGGCCATATACACGCAGAATTGCAAATTAAGGAAGATTAGGCGCGACTTTAAAGATACCGCCTGAACTTCCCATAAACAAAATACAGGATGTAGGCTGCGAGGAAGAGGTTGAGGAGGAGTTTCATATAGGCCGATCTGTTACATTCTTATCATTCATCAATACGAGCCTATCACTTTTCTTATTCACATCCGAATAAATAACATAACCATTTCCGGCAACGGTAAAAGTGGTGCAATAACAATACTGTTTATTATCATTTGATATTTTGCCCATGATTACGACTTTGTTAATCAGAATCATAGCATCAGTCATTGACAGGTCGGATTTGTTTTCTATGATCAGTTTCACAACCACCCTCCTATCCTTAATATATCAACCGGATACCTTTCCCAGCACATCCTTCCGAACCTTGCGGCGTCCTTAATGCGTAGTTTGGCGTGGTGCCAGTTGGCTTTTTGTTGTGGGGTTTGTTTCATGGTGCTACTTGATTTTTAAGCTCCTCTATTTCTGATTCAAGTTCTATTATCCTTGTTTCGCACTCTTGCCAATTATCACGCAACTGGCTATTTGAAGACCTGATTTCTTCCAAAGGATTACCATATCTTCCTGTGTAGTCTTCAACTATTGACATGCAATCTTTGATGGCCGATTTGGCACTATCAAAATCCTCTTTGTCGAGATAATATAGTGCATCCTTGCAAGCGGATTCGGCCTCTTTCATTCGCTTTATTACCTCGTCTATATCGGGGCACGTATACGGTACCCCTTTCACGGCTCCCTCCTGCTTTGCAAAGTCGCTGCTAATAAAATTGTGGCAATTATCCCAATGTACGATAAGAGAAAAATTGCGGGTGTGGTTAGGTGGTGCATGGTGGTTACTTTTTTAAGAATTGCTCGGTAGATATTTCATCATTATTCAGTTGCATTAATAAGTTCTTGCCGTCAGATTTACCTTTATCATAAAGCCTTTTCATGCCATCGTTTATTTCCGCAGCCAATTTAATGAGAGCATCCGAAACGTTTTTGTCAAATAAATACCCTTTCCACGACATAGCCGGATAAAATGAAATTCGGCTATACTCTGCCGAAGTATTATATTCCTCATCACAAGGAGTGGGTAAATCTCTTATCAAATCAATAAAAGCGTTTACAATACCCTCATCGGCTATATGGTTGGGAAAAACGCGCGAACTAAAGTAGTTACGATGGATTTCTATCATGCTGGTTTCCTTTTTCATCTCACAAAATTTATCCTCGCCCCCTTCAACCCATTCCCCTTTATCCAATGCCTTGCAATCGCCGGGCTGCTGAATGAGCCTATAACACGGTCGCATTGGATTATGTCGATGCGGAGCCAGGGGAGGCGTGTGGGCTTCTTTCGGGCTAATATGGTCATACCGTCTTTCATAATTCCCTCCTCACATATCCCCAATCCGTCTTAAACAGGATCAGCAAGACTGCCGCACCCTGTACGGCGAATCCTAATATTGTTAATGCATTCATAGGGTAAAGTTACGATTTCAAAATATGTCTGCTGATAATAAAATACGGAACAGAAAATGTCCAGATACTTGCTATAATTGCCCATAATTCATTATCTGAGCTAAATTTAAGCTGAGGCCAAATAATTAGTATCATTGAGCTAACGATTAGTGTCGTTAATGATAGTGAGTTTACCCACAGGGCTGCTTTCTTATCCATTTTGTCCATCTTACAACAAATTATCAGCCATACAGCCGCACATACTACAATATCCATCCTTGATCTGAGCGAAGCAACAGAAGGATCGGTTTGCTTTCAAGTCATGAAAGTTGCCATCGATGCGCACCGTTTTGTTTGGCCGCGTGGGGTAGTTAAATAGCTTGGCTATTTGGGGGAAATGGTGGTGGGGTTGGCATTTCATGGTTATGATTTATTAAGGGCTTCGATAAGGGAATCAGCACCGACCAGTTCTAATGTTGGCTTTATAGATTTACCATGATCGAACCCCATACTATATGCAGCGCGACATAATGCGCGTACGGTGCTAATCTCCAAATCGGTTAATCCCATGCCAAGCTCTCTGTCGATAGTGGCGTTTATTTGTTCTTCTATTTCTGTTTTCATCTCTTTTTCGGTTTTTATAGTTTTACAAATTGTCTTTCAGGTAGGCAGCAACACACTCCTGCAAATTCCTCACCATATACAAACAGTTCGGAACGCCGCCGGTGTCCATATTCGAGTCCATCCAGTTTGATAGTGTGGAGGGGCGGATTTCGATGTGTGGCAGGCCGGGGAGGGTTGCTATTATCCGGTCGTCTTGGATACGGGTTGTTAGGGTGGTCATGATATTTTCCTTTCTACTGTTACGATAGTATCATTATGCCAGCCACCGTGTGGAACAAGTAGTATTTCTACTATTTCAAACCCGTATGTTTTACCAATTGCGCCTGTATTTCATCCACATGTAATAACATAACCGCCAATTTTTACAATCCGGGCGATTTCTTTCTTTTGATTACCCCAATAGCTTGCCTGTGTGGTAGCCATATTTACAGTCTTACCCAATGCTTTATAACATTCGGAGACCTGCCTCGGTGAATATGGCGGGTCATATAATACGAGGTCTACGTGTCCATCATGGTGAATTTTTAAAAAATCAATAGCATCTAAACAATACTGAGTGCCATATTCCGGGTTTAAATCATTGCATATCTGAGCGATTCGGTTTTTATTTGCGAACGGGTCGATGCTGTAAATATCGGGTTTAACGTATCGCCTTATTAATTCACCTATCGGCTTAATATCAAATGTATTGCTATTGGGCATTGCCCATGTTCGGTTAATTATCATTGTTTTAATTTAATAAAAGCTTACCAGCAGATAGCGTTAATTGCATTTGTTCTTTATCCTGTTCTATAAACTTATGCAGCATTTCGGAAAGGTTTCTCATGTTTTCACGTGCCTTATTTAAGGTTTCCAGATACACCTCCGAATAATCGAGCATCTTCCAACCGGCCCGTGAATAAAAAACCTGATGCTTTTTTATTACACCTCCGGCAACCGTACATAAATACCATTGCTCCACACCATCAACCGTTTCAAGTAAAACGGTTTTAAATTCAAGGCCAACACTTGATAAATCATTTCGGAGATTATAAGGGCTTGCAAAACTATTATCAAAAAGGGGTGTCCCATTAGCTTTATCTTTATACCATCCAGAAGCTCCGTATTTTACCGCTATATAAACAACTTGCGTTGTTTCTGCTTTTTTATACCTGTCTAATGCGGTGTAGAACGACGATTGTATGCCGGATAATGTTGTTGATCTTAGCTCTGGTGTTAGCTTTAAAGCGGTTGCAATTTCTTTTGGAAGAGTGCATTTGAAATAGCCATCCACACCAACAGTAACTCCAACTTTCATTTCGTTGCCGCCAAACTCAAATTTTAAATCCGATACTTTTGCCATGATGATAATTATTTAATTGCTGTAAATTTTAATTCCGGTGTAAGTAACTCTTTATAGACCTCTATATAATATAACCCTTCCGACTTGCATAACGCCTCAAACTTATTCCCTGCTACTCTATTCCTGCGCTTCCAATTAGCATACTCTTTGGTTGTTTCGTTTTCAGGTTCAAGCACCGCTAATTCACTCCATGTCCTGAACGCGTTCCTGATTTGCTGGCTGTACTTCTCCATCTCAATAAGCCCCCGCATGCCCAAACACCGTTATCAACATCATTACCGGAACGAACAGTGCTATAAACACCACCGCCATCTCTCTGTTATCACCCTCGCCAGCGAATACGTGGCGGAAGGATTGGGTTAGTTTTGTTTTCATAAGTTTTTAATTTGTTTTACGATATAAAGGTACAAAAGGTTTTGGTATTGTCAATAGCTTAATAACAAAATGGTTGTAACTAACTGATTATCAAATAGATTAATTTTAGTTAAACAAATATTTAGTTTATTATAACAAAATTACTATCTTTGTTTTATGGAGAAACGCTTAGGCAGACCGCGCACATTACGGGAAGAGAATAAGAAGAAATCTCATACGGTATCGCTGTCTGAAAAACAAAAGAATGATATTTTAAAGAAATTCGATAACTTAACTATGGCCTGTCTATATCATTTAGGGATTAGGAAAAACAGGAAGCGTATGGCTAAGCGAACTGGTGGTGATAAATAATTTGTTTTTGTGTGGTGGAAATAGTAGATTAGGAGATTGGTAATCTGAAATAAGGAGCAGATTTACCGCAAGATATTTATTGATAATTTAACAACCTGAGCATTTCCTTATATGCCAGGTTTCTTTATCAAATGGAAGATATTAACTGCCAAAAATGCGGCTTAATAAATGACTACACGCCTCGCCAAGCCGGGCCTCACATTTCCGCATATTGTAATGGATGCGGAAATTACATTAAACACTTACCACAAAACAATCCTGTCGAACTTATGCCATTCGGCAAGTATAAAGGCCGTGAATTAAAGACATTAATTTCCGGCGATGAAATACGTTATCTGCAATGGTTTGTCCAAATGCCGGATTTAAAGCCACGTATTAAAGAAGCTATTGAAAGACACTTAATAGCTTTATAACATGACCGTTATTCTAATCGACCCAACAGTTTCAATACCTGATGAGAATATTAAATTATCCTCAATCGGAGAAAAACTCCAGGCTGCTATTGTTACAGCAAAAGAGTTTATAGAAACGCCTCCAATATGTTTTGAAATATTGGACGGTGAGTTAAATTCAGAAATTGGAACGCTTGGTAATATTTCACTATGGATCGGCAAAGCCAAACAGGGTAAGACGTTCGCTATGGCTATGGCGCTTGCTGCTGCTGAAACCGGAGACTGGCTTATGCAGAAGATGAAAGTAAGCCTGCCTGACAATCAAAAGAATATATTTCTATTCGACACGGAACAATCACGGTTTCACCTGCAAAGAGTTATCAGGCGTGTCGCCAAGCTATCTAACCGTGAAGAACCTGTCAATCTTACCGCCGCTGGACTACGTAAATACACCCCAAATGAGCGCCTTGAAATTATTGAGTACGCTTTATATAATACCGAAAATTTAGGCTTTGTTGTTATCGACGGCATCCGCGACCTTATAACATCTATAAACGATGAGGAGCAATCAAGTATGATAACCTCAAAATTACTTAAATGGTCAGAGGAACTCAATATCCACATCGCCGTAGTTCTACACACCAACAAAGGAGACAATAACGCCCGTGGTCACGTTGGCTCTGAGTTAACAAATAAAGCCGAATCTGTTATTTCCGTCTCAAAGGATTTACAGAACCCTGACCAAATGATAGTTAAGCCAGAGTACTGCCGCAGCAAAGAATTTATTCCATTTGGTTTCAAAATTGATGAATATGGGATTCCTTATATATCTGATATCCCATTGATAGAACCACCAAAAGGCAAACGCGCACTCACACCGGTAGATGTTCCGCCTGAAACACATTCCCAGGTTTTGGATGCTGTGTTCAGGTCTAAAATGGAATACAAGTACAGTGAACTACAGGATCAGGTTAAGGATTATTTTATGAGATATGGGGTAACTTTTGGTATGAGTAAGTCGAGAGAGTTTATAACTTTTTATATAAATGACGGGTGGATTTTTCATGATGTAGCTCAAAAGGTATATAGTAGACTAAAAAAGGAATTGGTTCAAAAACCGCGTTTAAATGGAAATAGCCATGTTAACTACGATATTAACACACTTGATGAAGATTGCCCATTTTAAAACTACTATGTTAACACACTAAAATATACTAATTAACATGGCTAACTATATCAAAAACGCAGTTTTTGCAAAGTATGTTAACATACTAAATTTTCAGGCTAACGTATGTTATGTTAATACAGCATCCCTATATGTAGGGATGCATGTTAACACGATAGCTAACACGGTTGTTAAATTAACACGATTATGGAATCAGTAATGAACGTAACTGTAAGTTGTTACACTAACTATTTCGACACTACTCCGGTAGATATTAACTTACTCACTTTTATTAATTCACGAAAACACAAGGAGAAAATTGATGCCATCAGGATGATGGAAGATAAAAAATCCCGCGACGATGCAAAGGCGCTTATCCCGGCGATTACCCCGAGTGGTACATTTACCAAACGGGACGAGGCGCATCTGATTAAACACTCTGGGTTAATACAATTCGATATTGATTACAAAGGGAATGAACATATCGATAATTTCGAGGAGTTGACGCATGAAATAGGTAATCTGCCATATATATCGTATTGCGGCTTTTCAGCCAGTGGATATGGGATATGGGGCCTTGTTCCGATAGCTTTTCCTGAGAAGCATAAATTACATTTACAGGCTTTAAAAAACGTTTTTAAGCAGTTTGGTATAAAATGCGATACTGCGCCGTCCAACGTAGCAAGCCTTCGCGGTTATTCTTATGATGATAATGCCCATGTCAACCACAGGGCTGAGATATTTACACAGATATCAAAGCCGCAGGTGATTAAAATAAATCGCAGTCAATCCTATGAAACCAATACTGAGCGTGTATTTGAAAGAGCTGTTAAGAAAGCGCAATTAACTGATCTGTTTGTTGATGGCGCAAAACATAGTTTTTTGGTAAGAGTAGCCGGATATTGTAATACTTTTGGTTTGGATTACGATACAGTTGTAGGCTTGGTTGAGCAAAATTTCAGGTCAATGACCGGTTCTGATATTGACTTAGAAAAGCCGGTTGCCAATGTTTATAAGGGGTATAAAAATCAATTTGCCGAATATGCCACCTAAAAAATTAAGATCCGACATGAACGGCAACATCCAGCCAGAATTGAAATTCCCCAAAAAGCCACCACGCAAATACGTGCCCGGTATAATCGAGCAATATATCAGGGAGAGGGAGGAATTTATTAATGATGACAAGGCTAAACAATGGTTATATGAACACAGACAAAAAGATTGAGTATGGACTGATAGGTATTAAATCAGCTAAAAAACATACAGTAGTTACAGAGGAAGAAGATAAAAACAGGCGCAGCAGCAGAAATGCAGAAACCGACTTACAAACATTGATATGCAAATGGCTGACCGAGCAACATATTATGTTTTTATCTGATTTTGCAGCAGGATTGCATTTAAGCCCATTTTTAGCCAATATAAGGTCGATGCAGGCCTGTGAGTATAAAATGCCAGACTTATATATTTTCTTACCACCACGGCCTTTAATTATCGAAATAAAGGCAAAAGAATCTGACTTGTTACTTTCTGATAGAAAAACACTAAAGTCAGAGCATGTTCAATTACAATATGAATCATTGTTGATGTTGCGTGAAGTTGGTTGTCATGCTGATTTTGGAGTTGGTGAATACGATATTAAAACCATGGTTCAGCAGTATAAGTGTGGTGCCTTGCAGTATAAAGAGATACAGCCATTCAGGCAGAAAACCAAATTTGATAAAAATAAACTTGCAGCGGATAGTTTTTTTGGTAAGTTTAATTTGTAATTTTGATTATAAATAAATAAATTATAATAAAATGCCTTTTGTAAAAGGAGAAGCGCCAGGCAGGCCAGTTGGGGCTAAAAATAAGGTGACTATTTTAGTGAAAGATGCTTTCGCTCAGGCTTTTAGCGAATTACAGGATGATGATGATGTTAGACTTTCTGCATGGGGTAAACAAAACCCAACCGAATTTTATAAACTTGCCTCTAAGTTAATACCAATTCAATTAGCCGGTGACCCTGATAACCCTATATCATTCACCCTTAAAGGCGCTTTAGGTTTCGAAGATGATAAACATCAGGATATAAGTATAAGAATGTCGGATGATATTACTAAACCTGAAGTATAAGCCATTATATCTTTCAAATACCCGCTATTTCGTCATAACCGGCGGTAGGGGATCAGCAAAATCATTCGCCGTAGGTACGTTTGCCAGCGCATTATCGTTCGAGGTAGGACATAAAATACTGTTTACACGCAGTACGATGACATCGGCGCATTTATCAATCATCCCGGAGTTTGAGGAAAAGATAAACTTAATGGGATTTGAAAACCATTTCGATATAAATAAAACAGAGGTTGTAAATCGTAAATCAGGAAGCCAGATAATTTTCAGGGGTATTAAAACGTCATCAGGCGATCAAACAGCTAATTTAAAATCATTACAGGGTGTAACGACATGGATAATTGACGAAGCCGAGGAGTTGACAGACGAGAAGATTTTCGATAAGATAAACTTCTCAATCAGGCAAAAAGGTGTACAAAACCGGGTAATACTTATACTTAACCCTGCCACAAAAGAGCATTGGATATACAAAAAGTACTTTGAGGAAGCCGGTATTGAACCGGGATGGAATGGCGTAAAAGGTAATGTGACTTACATCCATTCCGATTACAGGGATAATGAAAAAAACCTTGACCCTTCTTTTGTGCAAGAGGTTAAAGAACTTGAATTTAAAAATCCAGTAAAATATAAGCATGTAATATTGGGCGGATGGCTCGATAAGGCCGAAGGTGTTATTTATACCAATTGGTCAATAGGTGATTTTGAAGAACACTCTGTGCCGGTATTTGGGCAGGATTTTGGCTTTAGCGTCGATCCGTCTACTTTAATAAAAACATCTATCCATTCATCCACAAAGCGAATTTTCCTAAAGGAGTGTTTTTATGAACAGCGGCTAACTACATCTGATATAGCTGAGCGCGATAAATATCATGCAGGTGATAGTTTAATCGTAGCCGATAGTGCAGAGCCAAGACTAATAACCGAAATACAATCAAAGGGTTTAAATATAATCGAAGCTGTAAAAGGCCCCGGCAGCATATCAGCCGGTATTGCGATTATGCAGGATTATCATCTGATAATTGATCCAGATAGTATAAATTTAATTAAGGAATTGAATAACTATGCATGGAATGACAAAAAATCAGGCACGCCAATAGATATGTTTAACCACCTTTTAGACGCGGCACGGTACGCTATTCAAAATCAATTATCAGCTAACCAATTCAATTGGTCAAACTCAGGATGGGGAGATTCCGAAGAAACCATTAGAAAATACATCCCACCAAATATTCCAGACGAGGAAGAAGAAATCGGATATAAATGGTAACATTTGCAAATCAATAATAAAACAATATATTTGTTAGCCAATGGACATATTGAACAGGCTGGGCTTATTTACTAAGAAAGACGTGGTTAATACCCTCGCCGCTGTGGGGCTTTATAATGAGAATATGTTCCGGTGGATAGGCGACAATCAACCTATCTATTTCAATGACAATCCACTAAATTACGTACAAAATGGCTACCAGGGCAACGGCGATGTTTATACCTGTATTGACAGAATTTTAAGCAAGCTATCTTACTGTCCGCTGATATTATACTCCATTAAAGAGGATAAAATTCAGCAAGCGCAGAAATATAAAGTTCTGCGTCAATCCGATATGGTGAAAGCTGAGTTTTATCGAATCCAAATTAAAGGCATACAGGAAACGTATATTGCGCAGCTTAATGACCTGATACAAAAGCCGAATCCATACCAAACCACAACAGAATGGTTAAAACAATTGGCCGGATTTTACCTGCTTACAGGTAATAGCTATAACTACTATGTAGGGTTGCCAAAGTCGCGGAAATGGACGCAAATGTATGTATTGCCATCCCCATATATTCACATCATATCAGGCGGTGAACTAAAGCCAGTAAAGGGGTACAACGTGTATAATTCGCGCAATTATACGATGGAAATACCTGACTTCCCAGGCGATGCGGTGAGCCATTTCAAGACATTCAATCCTGAGTTTACCACCTACGGCAGCCAGCTATACGGGCAATCACCATTACGTGCGCAGATAATGACGCTTGTAAAAAACAAAGATGCAAGGATTGAACAGAACAAACAAATGAAGAACGGCGGCGTATATGGCATGTTATCCCCGGAGGCTGCACCGGGAGTTCCGCCTATTAGCGATCCGAAGGTAAAGAATGATATTAAGCAGCAGATATCCGAAGCAAAGAACGGATATGATTTGGTTAAACGAATTTTCGTATCTGGGGCACCGGCAAAATGGACACAGTTCGGGTTACCGTCAGCCGATTTGCAGATTATTGAATCGCTTCGGTTTGACAGGGTAGATATAGCTAATGCATATCAGGTTCCAATTACATTATTGAACGATATGAGCGCATCTACTGACAATAACGTAGATGCCCACATGAAGCAGTTCATCTACAACCCGGTAATGACATTGGGCAACCTGATAACCGATAAACTGACCCGCGATACATGCCCTCAATACGAAAAACCAGGAGAGCGGTTAATGTGGATGTTTGATTATTCCGTGTTGCCTGAACTGGCCGATGATTTCCTAAAGACGGCACAGGCATTGAACGCAATGGATCATCTTACATACAATGAGAAGCGCGAATTCCAGGGTTTTGGTAAAATACTTGATCCGATGGCTGATAAGTTACTCGTCAAAAAAACCTATCAATTATTGGAAGACATACAATTGACAGATTCGACTATTACAGCCGGTGCAGGGCTGGGCATGTGAATACCGTAAATATCAATATAGCAGAATTTGAGTTACAATGGCGAAAGTTGCATGGTGGCTATGAGCGATATGGATTTAAGCTATTCAGAACTGCATTAAAGGCACAGGTAGCGCCGGTTTTGAACCATATCAAACGATATGGCAGCATCACGCCGGAACTTGCTGATTATCTCGTCTCAAAACAACCTGTAGAAACCGCCTATCGTGACCTGTATTTAAAAATTGGCGTTAGGCAGGCCGCATATACCCGGCGCTGGATAAACAGCGTTGGACGCTCTCAAAAGGGCATCATGTCGTTTTTTAGCGAGAAGTGGTCAAGGCTTATGCAAGCTTTCTTTACAGACCATGCTGCTCAGCGAGTTTCAGATGTAACAGAAACCACTCGTGAAAAGATAAGAAAGGCCTTATCAGACAGCGCCGACATGACACTATCGGAGCAAGCCACCTATTTGGAAGATACTTTAGGCTCTGACGGATTTACACGCTACAGGGCTATGATGATAAGCAGAACGGAAACAACTACTGCGGCTAATTGCGGGGCGGCTTTAGGAAACGAAGATGCAGATTACCTCACTGCAAAGCAATGGTTATCAATACTTGATAATAACACGCGGCCTAATCATGTGGACGCGAACGGTCAGCAGGTAGAAAACACCGATTATTTCATAGTAGGTGGTTATCAATGTATGTATCCTGGAGATATGTCATTACCAGCAAATGAAGTAATTAATTGTAGATGTACTACGATTTACGTTCCTATACTTTCTGCAAGCGGATTGCCGATATTAAAAGCAGTTTAATAAGCAATTATTAACTTTCCGTTATATATCAGCGGCCCCAAATCATTAAACACATACATCGTACCATCAACATACACAAAACTATAATTGGGCGCGGTCGCGGCCGATGGCGTTATGGGGTAAGCCCCGACAGGTGACCCAATATTTGCTGTTGTTGAGATGGTCGGCTGTGATGTTAATACGGTGTGATCCTCGTTATTCACAAAACCTGAGTAGGCAACTGTCAATAGCGGATTTGCTGTCCCGACAGGACGAGCTTTATTATTAGCTGTGATTGTCAGTACCGCTTTATTCACCGTCAATGTTTGCGGAATGGTCTGATAGCCATTATCAGCCGTTATAGTTGAACTACCTGAATTGACGATATGTATTTGACCGCCTGTAACGACGGCTACCGATAAATTTGAACTTGTATAACCTATACTTGCCGGACTTGTCGCCCCAGGTGAAAAATCAGCATTCCCGTATGTTTTTGTCGGCAATGAGCCGAAAGTAAACGCCGGGTTTGCGATAGCAATTGTAAATGTAGTTGTATCAGCACCGATTAGGTTGCTTGCTATTACGGTGTATATAACCGCCGTTTGATATGGCGTTGGCGTACCGGTTATCACACCCGTGGTCGTATTGAATGATAGCCCGCTTGGTAATGCTGGACTTATACTGTAACCTGATGGTGTTCCACCTGTATTAGTCGGATTAACCGGGCTAATAGTTGTTAATGCCGTAAATGACTGATTCGCATAAGTTATGATTGGTGCAGATCCGGAGGTACAGCCGGTCGGCATTGGAACAGGTGTAACGGTAATAGCCGAAACAGTTGCACCGCCAGTCAGGTAGGTGCTGTAGCCGGTAGTAGTTGAACTAAAATTGGTCAAGGATACATTTGCCGTTACAATTGGCGTAGAGCCGTAGATATGTAACGGCTTATTGATAAATCCAGTCATCGCGCCGCAGGCCAACGACACGTTGCCGGTTGAATTATCCAAATAGATCGCATTTGTACCCACGCCATTGCCGGTCATGGTATTGTTCTGTATCGTAAAGTTATTTGCTTTTTGTAGCCTTATGCCGACATTACGGGTTGATAAAGTGTTGTTCGCTATATAAATATTTGCAACAACCCCATTGGCTTCGATGGAATTATCCGCCGTGGTTGTAATTGTGCAGTTAGTTACGCTATCTGTATTATCGCCACCATAAGCGGAAAATCCATCAATAAATATACCCTTTGCGTACTGATTACCAATAGTTTCAAAATCAGCCCTTGAATTTCTTGTGTCGGCGAACTCTAAAGCCTCATGAGATTGCTTTAAGTAAGTATTATGCCTTGAAACTACAAAGGCAGAGCGAACAATAGAGTTTGCAATCGAACTTCCATTAAAAGTATTGCTGTCAATCAGGACGTTTTTAACATACCTACCCTCAAAGCATTCAGCAGCAATAGCGGAGGGGCTTAGCGGCATATTGATTGTGTTTTTTCGTATAATCCAGTTTGATGAAGTGTCACCAACTGCGCCGCGAAGAATAAAAGCAGCCTGCGATATCGAAGCTGGTAACTGATCGGTTCTGTCAATCGTATTATTATAGATCAATCCGCCGGTAATCGGGGCGCTTGATATTAAACTTATGGCGATATAACCTATGCGCGTTATCGTGTTATTAGTTATTGTCGGATGGTTTGCGTTGTTTGCCAGTATCGCATAGGCCGTAAAATTACTTATTGTTAAATGGTCAATAGTTGAGTAATCCCCTTCATAATCAATACCAATATTACCGTTCGGGTTCGATGCATTGCTCGTGCCAATTAACGTGCCATTGCTGATTGTTATATGCGTATTGATAACCGGTATCAATAAAGCCCGTTGGGTTAAAGCGGTATAGGTTACCGTTTGGCCATTCAGGTTAAAGTTATGGCGAACTGTAATAGTCGATGAAATGAAGTAACCGCCGGGTTTTACTGGCAGCGTGTAGTTGCTGGAGTTTAAAGCCAACTGGATAGCAGCGGTGTCGTCTGCCATGCAAGCCAAAGATAGCAGGCTGATAATTAGGGTTAAGCATGTTCTTTTCATGCCTAAAGGTAAAATAAAATAACAAGGCTAACAAATGCGTCCATCTGTTCCTATTTTGGCTTTTACGCGCTATCTCTGTGGTCGAGCATAGGTGCCTTGTTATTTTTTATCTTAAAACCAGCATAAGTACTACCCTATGCGCGTTCCACAAGTTCAACCGGTTTCGGTTTGTCACCTTGAAATATCCAATCCGCATAAAGGTAATACCCAAAGTGATTGAACAATTTGGTAAGCGTCTGAAATTCAAGTGTACCGGCCTTAAACCGTTTTTTCAAAAGATTGGCATGTTGCGGTGTGGTGTACCCGGCATACCATTTTGATTCTGATGTAATGTGGTCGAAAAGTTCAGTTGCTGTCATCCCGCTAATATACAGAAACGTTTCTGTATACCAAAAAATCCTAAAGTTATTTTTTTATACTATATTTTTATACCCATAATGCAACAAAAAGAAGATACCCCATACGGATTAATGCAATTCAAATCAATGACAATGCAGGTCGGCGACATTGATACCAAGAACGGGATTGTCACCGGGTACTGGTCTGCATTTAATAATCTTGATTACGACGACGATATTATCAAGCCCGGAGCATTTGCAAAAACCATAGCCGAACGCGGCCCGATTGGAACAAATGAAATCTTTTTTCTTAACCAACATAATTGGGCGCAACCATTAGGCAAGCCGACTCTGTTAGAGGAAAGAGCACAGGGTTTGTACCACGAAACGCCGGTGAACGATAAAACAAGCTACGGCAAAGATGCTTTAGAGTTGATGGGCAGCGGCTTGGTCATACAAAACTCTATCGGCTATGTCGCTATGAAGTGGAGCAATGTTGTGAAGGATGATGCTACCTACGAATGGGATACCTACAGGGAGATAAGTGAGATAAAATTATATGAAGGGTCATGTGTGACATTGGGCGCAAATGACCAAACCCCATTTACCGGCTTCAAATCATTGACACCACAACAGATAAACGATCAGGTAGGCATCATGATGAAGTTGCTCAGAAATGGCACATTGACAGATGAAACATTTGCACTGCTTGAAATAGCGGTAAAACAATACGGTTCGCAACTATACGAATTGGGTAAAAAATCACTTGTGGAAGCAGAGCCGCCGAAGGGCACTCAAGAAGAAGCAAAGCCGGTTTCTCTCTTTGCAGGATTGGCGATCAATAGTCAGAAATCAGTTTTCACGTCTTTTACAATTAACTAAAAATGTCAGAAAAAATATTTATCAAAGCAAGTGAAGATGCCTCCGCAGAAGTAAAGCAGGGTATCGAACTTATGAATAAGGCATTCAACGCTTTGGATGCCGATACTCAGAAATCTTTAGAGGGCTATAAAAAAGCTACCGAAGATCAAAACGCAGCCATTCTGCAAAAATCAGAATCACTGGAAAATTCCCTAAAGGACTTTAAAGAAGCATCCGAAGCTAAAGGCAAGAGCCAGCAGGAGATGATCGATGAGTTAAAAAACTCACTCACCGAGATGAATAAGGCGAAAGTTGAACAGGACAACCAGCGCCGTAAAACATTCGGGGATTCTATCGCAGAGGCAATGGAAGGTAAAGAGGCTGAAATTAAGCAATATCTGTCCAATAAAAAGGGAGGGTATGCGGTTGAATTGAAAGCCCCATCAACAATGTTGGTTACTTCCGGCGCTGTCGCTCCGCTGTATACGCCAATTATCGGCCCGGCTCACGAAATAGTACATGCCCGTAATTTTATCCCGGTGTCTCCTACTATTTCTAACCTGGTTCGTTATGTACGCTTTGCCAATGATGACGCTAATGGTGTAATTACTACTGTTGCTCCGGCAACTACCAAGCCTCAATTCGATTACCTTGAAACTATCGTTGATGCACCTGTAGTTAAAATCGCAGGCTGGATTAACGTAGCCGATGAGTTTTTGGAGGATATTGTAGGAGCAACATCATTCCTGTCTGCCGATCTTCCAATGAAACTGTATGATGCGGAGGATATTCAGGTGTTCAAAGGTAATGGCACTACCAATAACCTTTCAGGGTTGTATACCAACGCCACCGCTCTTTCATTGCCGTACTCAGGCGTAACAACCTCATCGAATAACATCGATAAGTTACTGGCTGCTTCGACTTATGTACGTCGCCAGAAAAGGGTTGCTACTGCCGCATGGACTTCGCCGGAAGATTATCTGCAAATTCTGATTAACAAATCAACCGGGGATGTGCAGTTATACACTTATCCTATCCGCTTCAATGCGTCAAACAATATGCTGTATTTAGGAGATTTGCCGGTAATTCAGCATACAGTGTTTAATCCATCAGAAGGATTTGTAGGTGATTTTGCGATGGGTGCCCGTATCTTCCAAAAGGCAGATGCAACATTGCGCTTCTCTCAGGAAAACGGGACTAACTTTGTACAGAACATTACAACCGTTCTCATCGAAGAAAGAATTGCTTTAGCGAACTTCTATCCTGAATCATTCGTTAAGGTAACGCTTGATGCTTTCGCAAGTTAAGTGATTTGAGTTTATATTTAATGACAGCTTAGAAATGAGCGGCTTTTTTATTTGTATATATCAGAATTTTATAATTACCTTTAGTTTTCATAAGGTTTTAGATATGGTTTTTAGACCGGGATGCAGCACTCAAACTCGCCCGGTTTTTTTAATGAAATAAGGTTGTGAAGATCAGGAACCAGCCGACTATAGCCAATATAATAGCGAAGCCGCGAAAACCCTAATAATACGGAGCTGCTGTCGGGTAACTAAATGCGGCGAGAGTGAATACAATAGTTGCAACCACCTCCCAAACTGCTTGAATATTCATAGCCATTTAACAATTTTAAAATAAAGTTGTTTGCTAATAATATTATATACTACTTTGTAGTATGAATGAAATTATTACCGAATTAATGCGGCTATGCCCCGGCAGAATAGACATTCAACTCGACTATCACAAACTATTTGGTGAAACAGCCGCGCAGGTAATAGGCCGTTCGCGAATAGCGACCCGTGCCATTGAGAAAGAAATGATAAACCGGGATACAATAATACGTGTGCAGGCAAATTCAAAATTTGAGGCTGTTTGTTATCATTATGATTTTGAGGCCGCGTTAAGTAATGTTTTAAAGCAAGTAAAGAAATGGGAAAAAGGCTCCAACCGTTAGTAGACGACGTTACAGCGGCAAAGTTACAGTCGGAGGCAGATCAGCAGAGCCGGAAAATATCGCCGCATGCGGCGCATATATTAAAGGAACATGCCAAAACATTGCCTATGCCAAAACAGGAAAGCGACCCGCATAAGGGAGAAAAGAGGGAGTATGACAAGTAACATGCTATTGATATTCGGAATTGCAATGGACACTCCACCGCTTGTGATGATAATTTACACGTTGGTTAGGATGATAAGAGATGGGAAGTAAATTACTGTGCAGTATTTTCGATCACAAATGGGTATTCGTATATATTGCATTTGGAAAGTGTACATTTAAATGTACCCGCTGTTGGGAAAATAAAGAAGTAGATTTTAATAAATAAATATGCCACTAAATAAAACAACCATGAAAAAAATAAAAGAATTAGACGATGCTTTTTGGCTGGGATTGTATTTTCTTGTAGCGATAGTATCATCAATTGTATTGATACCATTTTGGTGTATACATTATAATGAAGGACTAAGTGGTTGGCCTCAAATAACCATGATAAGCATATTCGGTTCGCCGTTTTACTTGGCTATTTTATACATGCCATACCTGTTAATAAGCGAAGGTATTAAGCATTTACGCGAAAAAAAATAACTATGCCACTCGAATTTATAAAGTTTAACGGTGTTGAATACCCTTCCCATGAGGCCATAGGAGGCGCATCATTATGGATACGCCAGTTAGCGCAGCACTATTGTATCGGTGTTGGCCTCGATGTGGGATATTCCAAAGAGAAATGGATGCTACCCGGAGCTATCGGCATTGAGCCGTCTATCGATCCGACGTATGATGCTATGCGATTGCCAAACGGGCAGTTTGAGTATTTGTTTAGCAGCCATTGTTTGGAGCACATCAAAGAGAATGTTTACAATGTGCTTGATTACTGGATGACGAAGATTAAAGTCGGCGGAATTTTGTTTTTATACCTGCCTCACAAATCGCAGGAGTACTGGCATCCGAAGAATAACAGGAAGCATCTTCATTCATTTGACGGTAGCGAAATCGGCGGTTATCTGTCCGAACTTGGGCATAAGGTTTGGGTAAGTGGGTGTGACTTTAATCATAGTTTTGTGGTGGTGTGCGAGAAGGAGGAACTGATTCAAACAGGCGAAAATTATTGGAACTCAATTTTGGCGAGTATACCAACAGATGTTGAGATAACGAAGAATTATTTTAAAGCAATTTTAAAAACAATTGGCCAAATGATTGAGGTTGAGTATATAAAAAGCGGCCCTGGTTATATCATAACTAAAAAGCGCCTTGTCTGATAAATGAACACCCTACCCCCATCCACCGAACTAAAAGACATCCCACCTGATGAAACACTATACTGGTCGGAGAATTTAAAAACAGGAGTTAAATTGAACGATAAAAAAACAATATTTATGCCCGGGGCGAACGGTTTTATTGGCAGGCATTTATTGCCGAAGCTATCAGATTATAATGTGATATGCGGAGGTTATAACGAATTACCCGAAACTATTCCCGATTACATCATCCACCTTGCCGCCGTAACCACTACGTCCGATTCGTTTATCCCTGAACTATTCGATAGCAATATCGTTTACACGAAGCAGATAATGAGCATACCGACGCGGATTATATACGCAAGCAGCACCAGCGCGGCAGAACTGACTAATCCTTATGCTTATACTAAACGCTATATTGAGCATCTTGCAATCGGCAAGAACGCGACTGGGCTAAGGTTCTTCAACATCTACGGGCATGGCAATAACAAGGGTATAGTTAAGGCCGCTTTAGAGAAAGACAGGCTTATTATCAACGGCGGCCAGCAGGTACGGGATTTTATTTACATTGACGATGCTGTTCGGGCGATCATTGATAATTTAGACTCACCTCCGGGATTAGTCGATGTTGGTACGGGTAAGGGCATGACGATAATGGAGGCTATTGCTGTTATCGAGCGGGTTAAGGGTCGCAGGCTTGAAATAATGAAACTTCCACCTTCAAAAACCGATATGCAATATAGCGTGGCAAGTCCGGGGATACCGGGATGCATTGGGTTTGAGGAGGGGATTATGAGGATGTTAAAATTATAGATCATGGAAGAAAAAGAAATTTTAGAAATACTTGTTAAAAACGGGGTTCTTAAATCAACAAATAAAGAAGAATTTTTTAATCTTCAATTAACCAGAGACGGGTACACCGGAACTCTTAAATGGCTGCTATTATCAATAAATGAAATCATATCACTTGTTGAATGTAGAAATCTATGAAAATCCTAATCCTCGTCCTTTCCTACACCGAATGGCCTTTCGATAAATTCATGCAATTGCAGCAACTAACAGATGTGCCGCATAACGACGTTGACGTTGTCTACTATTACGGCGGCAACAAAGGATGGCTCGGTAATGAATTATCTGTCGATTGTTCCGACAAATACGAAATGATGCATTGGAAATTCAAACTGGCTTTGGATGCGATAGATTATAAAGAATATGATTTTATCTTCCGAACCAATTCATGCTCCTATATCCTGAAAGACGGACTTATCAAAGAAGCCTATAATCTGCCGAAAACCAAATGTTATGCAGGTTGGCTGAATGGATGGCCTGATAATGTCGGCGCATTGCCTTATATTTCCGGCGCTGGCATCTTTTTTTCACCTGATGTTTTGGATATATTGCGGGATGAATTAACCGAAGCCGAACACGGAGCGGAGGATGTTTTGATAGGCCAATTATTGCAGGGCCGCATTGAACCAACGCCTGTTAATATCCGTATCGATGCGGGATTGAACGGATTTGAGCGGTTTGATTCATGGCACTTCCGGGCAAAGACGAGTAATGATATTCGCGACAGGACACGGGATATTGATAGTTTGAAAAGATTACATTTAATTTTAAGGGGATGAAAATAGGGATATTAGTTCCGGTATTTAACCGCCCGAATTATCTAAAAGAATGTCTTTGGTCGTTGGAAAGGCTGCAGCTACCCGAGACGCATCAGATATTAATCATAAACGACAGGAGTACCGATTTGGCAGTAAGTCAATTGCTTAATGATTATTTCAGGAAAAACGAAAATATTCAAACTATTCGGATGCGAACCAATGATAATAATATCGGAGTCAAGAAAACACTTTTATCTGGATATGACGCATTATTCGCTCAGGGTTTCACACACATCATCAACTTCGACTCCGATACTCTAATCAAACCAAACGCTGTAACCGAACTTATCAAGCACTACATCCCCGGTACTTTACTAACCGGCTTCCACTGCACCACAATGGGCAGGCACAAAATAATCGAAGAAACCGATACTATGTACAAAAAACAATCAGTCGGTGGAATCAATTTTTGCGTTGACCGTGTCGCTTATGAGAGATATATCAAACCCGCGTTGCAAGAGCCGTCAAATTGGGACCACGTCGCCTGCCTTAAATCGGACGGGGCTTACTGCCTCAAGCAATCAGTTGTTCAGCACATAGGTATCGAAAGTAGTTTAGGACACCATGACTATCCGGATGTTGCTGACGACTTTAAATTTTGGGACTTGCCCGATGTGACTTTGCTATGTATTGATAACAACCCGCAGCGCATACAAGAGCCATTAAAAAAATGCACCGAACAAATCAACTTCGGGCATATCAGTTTATTACATCCTGACATCCGAAGTAAAGAGGAATATTCGAGGCTATGTATCTATGAGATGTACAAGCACATACCAACATCGCATGTATTGGTATTTCAGCATGACGGATTTGTGAATAACTGGAAATCATGGAACAATGATTGGTTGCAATATGATTATATCGGCGCACCGTGGTGGTACAAGGATGGCCTTAATGTAGGTAACGGTGGTTTTTCATTGCGCTCTAAGCGCCTTATGGAAATATTAGCTACAGACCCGGAGATAACTCAATTCCACCCGGAAGATCACCAAATATGCCGTATATACCGCCGTTATCTTGAAACAAAACATGGTATCAGGTTCGCATCCGACGATGTTGCTGAACGATTTGCATTTGAAGGATATAATCAGCCGAATAAAATACTGACAGACCAGTTTGGCGTACATGGCGCTAATCCACGAAGAACGATTCAGCACGTCAAGCGGGATAAATACGTCATAGGTCAATTTGCCAGTTTGGGCGATATACTTTGGCTCATTCCTATGGTTCGTGCATTGCAGGCAGAGGGTAATATTTGTCTTTGGCCTGTTAATGCTGAATATGTTAGTTTGGATAAGCACTTTTTCGACCTGAATTTTGTTGACAAGACTCAAATCGATATTAATTACGAACGGCGGGATAGGCATGATACGCCATACGGTCAATGGCTGCCATATAGGTTCGCAAGCGAGAATATGGGGCGCAGGCTTGACAGGTGTATGACCTCAAAGTATGAGATGTACGGACATTCATGGAAGATGTTTAGAAATTTGACATGGGAACGCGATTTAAAGTCAGAGGATGCATTATGGCAGATAGTTGGGGTATCGGGTGCCTATAACTTTGTCAATCGCTTATATGGCGCATA